ATATAATTGTTAAGAACGGTATAAAATATCCTGGTAATAAAGACATGGGAGCTTTTGGTTGCGATAGTTATGATATATCTGGAACAACCGACGGTAGTGGTTCAAATGGAGCATTGCATGGATTAACTACATTTAATATGTTATCTGAAGTGCCATCTAGTCAATTCTTTTTAGAATACGTAGCTAGGCCCCAAACTGCTGAAATATTTTTTGAAGACGTTCTTATGGCAATGATATTTTACGGAATGCCAATACTAGCGGAAAACAATAAACCTAGACTATTATATCATATTAAAAGAAGAGGCTATAGAGGTTATTCAATGAATAGGCCTGATAAGTCTAGAAATAAGCTTTCTGTAACAGAAAAAGAATTGGGTGGTATACCTAACTCTTCAGAAGATATAAGACAAGCTCATGCAGCTGCCATTGAAAGTTATATTGAAAACCACGTGGGCATCAAAGAAGATGGCACTTGTGGTAGAATGTATTTTCAAAGAACGCTTGAAGACTGGTCGAAGTTTGATATTAATAAAAGAACTAAGTTTGATGCATCTATAAGTTCTGGACTAGCTATTATGGCTTGTCAAAGACATTTATACGCATCTAAAAGTACACGCGAGATTAAAAAAATAGATTTTGGGTTTTCGAAATACAACAACGCAGGATCAAATAGTAAAATAATACAATAGAAAATGGCAGAAGCTACAGGACAAGTTACCCAATTTCCCAGCCAATCGGTTGACGATGCTACCAAAAATAGCAAATCATACGGAATGGAAGTGGCGCGAGGTATCCAAAACGAATGGTTTAGAAAAAACTCTGGATCGGGTAGGTTCACTCAGAATCAACGTGATTTTCACAAATTAAGATTGTATGCTAGAGGCGAGCAATCAACTCAAAAATACAAGGATGAATTTTCAATTAATGGGGATTTATCATATCTTAATTTAGATTGGAAACCAGTTCCAATTATACCTAAGTTTGTGGATATAGTTGTTAATGGAATGCAAGATAGATTATTTAAAATAAAAGCTTTTGCACAAGACCCTACCTCCACTAAAGAAAGAACAAGTTTTGTAGAAGCAATGCTTGAAGACATGAATACTCAAGATCTAATTGAACAAATAGACGAAAAGCTTGGTGTTAATGTTAGGAATTTTAAGAAAAGCGATTTACCTAGTAACACAGAAGAGTTAGAACTTCATATGCAAATAGGGTATAAGCAGTCTATTGAAATTGCTCATGAGCAGGCTATTGATAATGTTTTTAAGCATAATAATTATCCTGAGCTTAAAAAGAGATTAGATTACGATCAAACTGTTTTAGGAATAGCAGCAGCTAAACATTCTTTTAATAATACAGATGGTATAAAATTAGATTATGTTGATCCAGCTAATTTAGTTTATTCTTACACAGATGACCCTAATTTTGAAGATGTTTATTATTTTGGAGAAGTTAAACAAATTAAAAGTAATGAACTTAAAAAACAATTCCCAGGATTATCTGAAGAAGACTTTGAAGATGCGGTAAAAAAATCAAGTAATTATAATAATTATGATTACACTACTAATGATAGTGCTGATAGTTCAGATTCCAATACATTAACTGTACTATATTTTAACTGGAAGACTTGGGAAAAAAGTGTTTATAAAATAAAAGAAACATCTACTGGAGCTAAAAAAGCTATTAAAAAAGATGATACATTTGATCCGCCAAAAGATCAAAGAGCTAGATTTGAAAAAGTTGCTCAATCTCGAGAAGTGGTTTATGAAGGAGTTATGGTCCTTGGTGCTAACAAGCTGTTAAAATGGGAAAAAGCGTCTAATATGGTTCGTCCAGATTCTAACTTTAATAAAGTTATGATGAACTATTCAGTAAGCGCCCCTAGGTTGTATAAAGGTAAGATAGAAAGCTTAGTTAGTAGAATGGTAACCTACGCTGATTTAATACAGCTTACACATTTAAAGTTACAACAAACAATTCAAAGAATGACACCATCTGGTGTTTATTTAGACGCTGATGGTTTAGCTGAGATTGATTTAGGTAATGGCACCAACTATAACCCGCAGGAAGCACTTAATATGTATTTCCAAACAGGTTCTGTTATAGGTAGATCTATGACCGTAGATGGTGATATGAACCCCGGAAAAGTTCCTATTCAAGAATTACCTGGTGGCGGTGGTCAACAGACACAATTGTTAATACAAGCATATAATTATTATTTACAAATGATGCGTGATGTTACAGGCCTTAATGAGGCTCGGGATGGAAGTGATCCAGACCCATACGCATTAGTAGGTGTTCAAAAATTAGCGGCAGCTAATTCTAATACAGCAACAAGACATATATTACATAGTTCTTTATATATAACCACTCAGCTAGCAGAGGCTATTTCAATAAGAATAAAAGATGTTTTAGAGTTTCACCCACAAAGAGATGCTATGATAGGTAGTATCGGTAGGTTTAGTGTAGGTGCGTTAAAAGAAATTAGTAGGTTGTATATGCATGAGTTTGGACTATTTTTAGAATTAGATCCAGATGAAGAAGAGAAACAACTTGTTGAAAATAATATACAAGTAGCTTTATCAAGAGATCAAATACATTTAGAAGATGTTATTGATATAAGATTAGTAAAAAATACAAAATTAGCTAATCAATTATTAAAATATAGAAGAGCAAAGAAAGAAGCAACAGATCAACTCAAAGCAGAAAGAAATATTGCAGCACAGTCTGATGCTAATGCTCAAGCAGCGCAAGCAGCTGAAATGGCTAAAGCCCAAGCGGAAAATATTAAAGCAGAAGCAAAAGCTAACTTAGCACAGGTACAATCCGCTTTAGATATTAAGAAACTAGAAAACGAAGCAATAACTAAGAAAGAGTTAATGCAGTTTGAGTTTGATTTAAACATGAAACTAAAACAAATGGAGTTAGATTCAAAAAAAGATATTGAACTTCAAAAGCCACCATCTAATCCAGAACCTAAAAAAGGTTTTGAATCAAGTGGTAATGATGTTTTAGGTGGAATAGATTTAAGTAGATTTGAACCACGATAAAAATTATTAACTATTATATATTATTAAATTATGAGCGAATGGAAAATTAAAGGTGCTGTTGATGGTGAAGAAACTAAATCAGCACAAGAACAAGAACAAGCTGTACTTGATAAAGCTGTAGAAAAAGGTGATATTGCCCCAGAAGCTGCTGGACAAGAAACAGAAGACGTACCTAAAATTAATTTAGACGAACTAAATAAACCAAAAGATGCCGTTCAAGAGCGAAAAACAGAGGAGGTTTCTGTGGAAAATGAAACCGGAGATAGCGAAGAAGTGGTCGAAGAAGTACAAGAGCAAGCTAAAACCGAAGAAGCAGAAGAAAAAAACTCGCCGTTAGAGCTCGTTACTGAAGAAGAAGTTGAAGAAGTGAAATCAGAAAAACCTAAAGTTGATGAAAATGCAGCTAAGGTTAATGAGCAGCCTCAACAACCAAAAGTTGAATTACCAGAAAACGTTGATAAGCTTTTAACGTTTATGGAAGAAACCGGTGGTACTTTAGAAGACTACGTTAATTTAAACCGTGATATTTCGGCTTATGATGATGGTCAAGTATTACGTGAATATTATAAACAAGCAAAACCTTGGGATAGTCAAGATATAAACGAATACATGGAGGACCAGTTTTCGTTTGATGAAGATGATGACCCACGAGAAATACGCTCAAAGAAAAGAGCATTTAAAGAAGAATTATTTAATGCAAGAAAGTTCTTAGAAGGAAACAAAGAGAAATATTATGCTGATCTCAAGTTGAGAAAGCAACAAGATATTCCTCAGGAGTACCAAGAGGCTTTTACGTATTATAATGAATATCAACAGAGCGTTGAATTGAATAAACAACAAACTGAAACTTTTTTACAAAAAACAGATAATGTGTTTGGTGAAACTTTTAAAGGTTTTGATTTCCAAGTTGGAGACAATAAATACCGTTATAAAGTTAATAATGTTGCAGATACAAAAACGCAACAGTCAGACATTAACAATTTTGTTTCAAAGTTTATAGGTGAAGATGGACAACTTAGTGATGCTAAGGGATACCATAAAGCTTTATTTACAGCAAGAAATGCTGATAAATTAGCAGAACATTTTTATGAGCAAGGCCGTGCCGATGCTCTTCGCACATCCGCTAAGGAGGCTAAAAATATTAATATGGATCCTAGAAAAGAAGGCATTATTAAAACCAATACCGGACAAAAGTTTAAAGTTGTTACAGGAGATTCAAGTTCTAAGTTGAGAATGAAACTAAAACAATAACTTAAAAATTTATTACAATGGCTTTAACAACTGGCATTGAAAACTTACAACCCTCACAAACTAAAGGGTCTTTATTTCAAAACAATTACATTACAGACTTTGATTTTACAAAGCAATTTTTACCTGATGTATACGAAAAAGAAGCTGAGATTTATGGAAATCGTTCTATCTCTTCTTTCTTACGTATGGTATCAGCTGAAATGCCTTCTACATCTGACGAAATTCGTTGGGTAGAGCAAGGGCGTTTACATACTCGTTACGAAGATGTTGCTATTTCTAGTAACGTATTCACTGTTACTCTACCAGCTGGCGTAGACACAGCTTCTGCTCCTGCTATTCGTGTAGGGCAAACAATCATGGTACAAGGTGTTACAGCAGCTAACGCTCCTGTTGGACCAGTACTTAAAGGTGTTGTTACCGTGGCGGGCGCTAATACGTCTGCATCTACAGGAACTTTCACAGCTGTATGTTATACTGCTGCTGACTGGACTGGATTAACTCTAGGTAACGGAGCTACTGCTGTAGTTTACGGTTCTGAGTTTGCTAAAGGTTCTGCTGGAATGACTGGATCTATTGATGCTGACTACAGCTCTTACACTAACAAACCAATTATCTTAAAAGATAACTACCAAATCAACGGATCTGACACTGCTCAGATTGGATGGATTGAAGTAACTTCTGAGAACGGAGCTTCTGGATACCTATGGTACTTGAAGTCTGAGCACGAAACTCGCTTACGATTTGAGGACTACCTAGAAATGTCTATGGTTGAATCTGTTAAGAAAGGTGCTGGATCTACTTTAGGCGCTGGCTATACTGGTTCTGAAGGATTCTTTGCGGCTTTAGAAGCTCGTGGAAATGTATTTGAAGATTTATCTTCTGATGCTGATCTTTCTGACTTTGACGTTATCTTAAAGCAATTAGATAAAAATGGTTCAATTGAAGAGAACATGATTTACGCTAACCGCGCATTATCTCTATCTATTGATGATGGATTAGCTGCTAAAAATTCTTATGGTGCTGGTGGAACTTCTTACGGAGTATTCAACAACTCTGAGGATATGGCACTAAACTTAGGCTTCTCTGGTTTCCGTCGTGGATCTTATGACTTTTATAAGACTGACTGGAAATACTTAAACGACTTCGCTACAAGAGGTGGTTTTGGAGATGTTGAAGGGGCAATCATTCCTGCTGGTACTTCTACTGTGTACGATCAAGATCTTGGTAAAAACATCAAGCGTCCATTCTTACACGTACGTTACCGTTCGTCTGAAACAGATGATAGAAAAATGAAAACTTGGATTACTGGATCTGTTGGAGGAGCTTACACTTCTGACGTTGACGAAATGAAAGTTAATTTCTTATCTGAAAGATGTTTGATTACGCAAGGAGCTAATAACTTCTTCTTATTGAAAAAAGCTTAATAGCTTATAATTAATATAGCCCCTGTTTCGGCAGGGGTTATTTTATCTTATTAAATTATATTATGAAAAATTGGGAAATTAAAGACAGAACGTATGTCTTAAAAAACGGAATGTCTCCGTTAACTTATAAAATTAAAAGTTCAAACATTCTTTGGTTTGATGAAAAAGCAGGGGTTAATAAAGAAATTCGATATGCTACTAACCAAAGATCACTATTTGTAGAAGAGCAAGATGGGTTTGCTAAAATGGAACATATTATATTTTCGGATGGTTCTCTTTTTGTACCTAGAAATCAGCCTTTGTTACAACAACTTTTATCTATTTATCATCCAGGTAAAGATATTAAGTTTGAAGAAGTTGATTATGCTAAAGAAGCAGTGGATGACATTGATATGATTGAACTGGAACTGGAAGCTTTAAAGCTAGTTCAAGAGTTAGACATTGAGCATTTAGAAGCTATACTGAGAACAGAGATAGGTTCTGATGTTATTAACATGTCCTCAAAAGAAATTAAGCGTGATTGTTATTTGTTTGCTAGAAGCGAACCAAAACTATTTATAGATGTTGCTAATGATGAAGATATTAAACTTCGTAATTTAGCCAATCGATGCGTAGAAGCTAATATCGTTAAACTAACAGACGACAACACAGTATTTAAATGGGCAACTAATAGTAAGAAAATTATGACAGTGCCTTTTGATGAACACCCATATGCAGCGTTTGCACGATTCTTAAAAACAGATGAAGGCGTAGACGTTATGAAAGCTATTGAAAAGAAACTTTCATAAAACAATAGGTTATGATTATTCGGTTAATCATAACCAACTAATAAATAAATAAAACTAATGGTAAGCATAGACAACGTTTATAAAACAGTACTAAACATACTGAATAAAGAAAATAGAGGTTACATAGTACCAAGAGAGTTCAATACTCTGGCTACACAAGCTCAGAATGAAATTTTTGAGGGTTACTTTTCTTTTAGAAACTATGTTGTTTCTAATGATTCTGATTACTCAGATATAAAGAAAAACGTAGAAGAGAAAATAGCTTTATTTGAGAACGAGGAAACAATAAATGCGGGTACTTTTACCAACGCGGAAGGTAATACAACTTCTAGTTATTATGCTTACCCCGGTAATTTTTATAGGTTAGGCTCTGTAGCGGCGAATGCTATACACGTAGAAGAAATATCTAATAAAGATCTTTTATATGTTAATAGAGCCCCACTAACAAAGCCTACTATAAATAACCCAGTGCATGTAAGGCACGAAGGTGGAGTCGTAATTCATCCGACTACAGGCATATCTAGCATTAATATTAGTTATGTAAGAAAGCCAACAATACCTAATTGGGTTGGTGGAACAGCAGGCGGACAGATTATTCCTAACCCTAGTGATAATAACTATAAAAACTTTGAGCTTCATGCTTCTGAAGAGCATGAACTAGTAATTAAAATACTAGCCTACGCTGGGGTAATTATAAGAGCTGCAGATATTACACAGGTAGCTGCACAAAAAGATCAACAAATAACACAATCTGAACGATAATGGCAGAATCAAAAAAAATATATACTAATCAAGCGTATTTTGCACAATTTGAAAATGATGCAGCAAACACGCCTGCGGGTTTTAAAGGTTTAGGGTATTACCGTAGAACAAGCTTAGAAGATGTTATAAACAATTTTATTGTTGCTTATATAGGGGAAGACAAAGCTTTGGCTAAAGTACCAAGATATGAAGTTGATTTCTGGGCCCAGCGT